CGCCAACATTATAACTGCCACCACTTGATGTAACTGTAATTTCTTTTAGTTCCGAAACTGAACGTACCCGTACATCAACCAAAACATCATCAATAAAAGTGTCTGTTTTTAAAGTTTCACCAACAATAAAATCACCTACTAATGTTTTATCGTCAATATACAATTCCAATATATTTCTATTACTTAAAACTGAAGCAAAATCTTTTTCAACAATAGCATATGCACCAGAAAGTAAACCAGTAATTTTACGGTTTACTAAAATATTTTTATCTACCGTTGTGTGATAAATTTCTAAACTATCATTTTGATTTAGATTTGTGTTAAAAATTATTTTCTTATAGTCTTGGTATACAGTAAAACCTGTAGTAATCAATATACCATTTACATAAACCGTAACTTGGTCTTTATTCACATTTGCCAATAACTTAAATTCTTTTGTGTTGCCATCAGCTGTATACACCGAAGAAATATCTGTAGAAATTTTTAAAACTTTATCAATTTGCCATTTACCATCAGAAGCACGTAGAATATTGTTTTTAGGAAATGATAGTGTGGCTTCTTGGCCATACAACAATCTAAAAAGAAACTTGAAAGAATTTTCTGAACCTTTAGATTTGTATAAAGGTAAAGCGTGTTTTAAAAGAAATGATTTATCAGCAACAGAATCGATAGGAACTAAAGAACCAAAAGTATTAAAAAACTGAGCCTCAAATTCATCTATTGAAGAATCAATATCGGAAACTGTTTTTAAGTTTTTAAGTTTTGTTGTTAGGTCGTTATTTTTGCCAGTTTGTTTGGTTTCCAAAAACTCATAATATGCTTCCAAAAAACTAAGGAATAGAGGGTACTCCTCACGTACATACTCTGGTACCTGACGTTTAACTAAAAGAGAGGTTTTTTGGTCCATAATTAATTACTAATTAAGTCTGTAATAATGGCTGTTGAATCAGTCTTATCTATTGCAATAATCGTATTTCGATTTGAAGAAATGATACCATCTTCAGATTCAATATTTAATCTAATATATCCATCTGAGGTGCTAACTGTCAATAATCTAATGTTTGTGATTGAAATTGTACCAGTGCTATAGTCGATAGTACCAGCATTAGATTCAATAATTTGGCGTTCAGCATTAGCATTAAAATAAACAGTTCTTAAAGTACCGTAACGTGCATTTAAAACTGCCACAGCTTCAGCACCGTATCCGTCTCCACCAGAGAAAGATATAACGGCCTTAGTATAATTAATACCACGGTTTGTGATTGCAATAGATTGAACTTTTCCGTTTACAATAATTGCTTTAGCTTCAGCGCCATAACCATCACCTGTAATAGTTACAGTTGGTGCTGATGTATATTTGTAACCTGCATTTAAAATTCTAATTTCTGAAATGCCTGTGTATGATTCCGGCACTTCTTCTAAAATAGCATTTCTTGTTATACCAAAATTATCATTAATAGTAAATTCTGAAGAAGTTAATCGATTCAAAATTGTGCCACGATATAATGGTACGTTGAAATTAATATTGTAAGTTTTTGTTTCATTTAAAGATGGCAGAAAACGCTTTTCTAATCGCAGAGATGTTTCAGAACCAATAATAGAAGACAAATCAACACCATCAATATTTTCTTGTATTTTAGAGAGAACAAACGTTGAACCAAATTTATTTAAATATTGGTCATTGTAAAGATAGATAGAAGATTTAATAGAATTTTTTATTTGGTCTTCTGTTAATGCAGTTTTCTTTTTATTGTATTTAACAAGATTTACCAATTTTAAATACAGATATTCTGGATCACGTATTTCAGATTTAATAGAAATGATAGATTTTGGTTGAACAATCTCAGAAATAATTCTTTCTTTTTCTGTTGTTGAAAGATAGTAGTTGTCTTTTGGTTTGATACAGATATAAACTTTACCATAAACTGGCGGCACTTCTTCTTCTCCACCCCAAACAGAAATTGATTGTACCGCAGGATAATTTTTTGTTATATAAGATTCATAGTCTTTTGTTGTAACTAATCTATTTTGAGTAGCGTACTGTAGAGTGGAATTTAATTTAACCTTATCAGCAGATTCTCTTTGAGCACCACCAGCAGCTGTGCCAACAACAGTTACAAAATAATTTGTAACATTAGCAATAGGAGTACTAACAACAAAAGAAGATGCTTTGTTTGCAATATCACCAGAGGTTACAAGATAATCAAGGTTAACAATACAACCATCTTTCAAGGCTTTACCAATAACTCCATTGCCAAAATAAATTTGAAATTTACCATCTTGGCCTTCTTGTAGGAAATAAACCGCCGACTCATTTGTTGCAGATAATACATCTGTCGATTGAGTATAAATTTCAGTACTTAAATTAGCACTTGATGCTTGAACAGAAACAGTTAAAGTTTTTGTGTCGATATTTAAATCAGGAATTGTAAATATACCTTTTGGATTGGAATCTGAATTGTATGTAAAATCATAACTTACCAACTGGCCTTCATAAACAGGTAAGTTTAAGAATATAAAATTTTGACCAGTTTTGTTTACAGTAACATCTTCCAAAAGTACAAAATTAAAAACACTATTATCAACAATATTAGATTTAAAACTAAAACCTTTAATAAGTGTGAATGTATCTGGTGTGCTATTTCCACTAGGAATAGTCAAATTTACAAAAGCTCGAGAAGCAGTAACGGACACCGGAACGTATCCTAATAATTTTGCATGTGATACAACTGAATTACGAAGAACTGCTGTGTCTAAAAACGATTCGTTAGCGACCATGTTTAGATAGTAAGCATTATAGTGGGTGTTATATGCCAAAAGGTCCATCAAGACACTTAATCCAGAACCATCAAAGTCATAGTCTGAAAACTCAGATTGACTTCTTAAAAATGTTTTTAAGTTATTCTTGATTGTATCAAAATCAAGGTCAGTAACTTGTAGTCTATTTGTTGCCATTTATCGTAATCTCTCTAATAAGAAACTTATTGAAACCGGTGAAGTCTGATTAATAATGTAAAATTCCATCTGAATTGAGAAACCATTATTATTGAAATCTGGTATGGCTCTAACGCTAGTTACTCTAACTCTAGGTTCAAAGTTACTTATTGTCTGTTCTATTTCTCTTTCCAATGCGGAAGCAGTAATTATATCCAAATTTTCAAACAACAAACTCCGCACATTAGAACCAAAATCGGGATTAAATGGTTTTTCATAATGACTGGTGAGAATGATATTTTTAATGGAATTAATAACTGCCATTTGATTGGTAGTTTTATTAATATCCTTGCGAACTGGATGAACCAAAAAGTTCAAATCCAAATCCTTATATTCTCTTGTAGCGTTTAGTGTTGTGCTGGCCATGTCTTATTTATGTCAATTTTAAGAGAAGATTGCTTTGGTAATCGTTCTTCTATGGCCGGTTCCAACAAAATCAAACACATACGTATAAGTGCCGTTTGAGGTGATTCTGTTATTTGCTACAATAGCGTAACCATTAGCATTTAAGTATCTTGTACCATTAACGTTAGGTCCAGAATAATTAACAATTGTATTTGCTTTGCCGCCATAGACCCTAATGCTGAAGTAGTTATTAGTTACCACAATGTCGGGGTTGGTGTTGATAATCTCATTGTATAGATTACTGTCGTCCACGTTACCAGGATCGACTCCAATCGTTAGAATTCTTAGTTGACTATCGGTGGTACTAACAGCAGAGGTTGCAGAA